TTTCTACTAATAGAAATAGCTGTTGAAGAATCTAGTCCCTCTACTTGTAATAATGAACTGACACCTAATGGGCTTCTTGAAGTAGTAGCTCCTACAAGCAACCTTCCAGACGCATCAAGTGTAAGAGTCTGTGTATTTCCAGCATTTTTAAAATTGACTGTAGAACTTCTGATTTCTAAATTAGTATATGCAGCGAACCCTGTTGTTGTTGCTAATAATCTTGCGTTTGTTGCACTATTTTTTGTAATAGTTATTCTTGCATTTGTTCCATCATCTACTAAAATAGAACCAGTAGAAACAATCTGTGCATCTACGGTTAAGTTTGCACCAGATACGTCAAGACCATTATTACAATCTACATTACCTTCAAAATCAAACTGACCAGTAGAACTAAGAGTCATTCTATTAGCCGTGTTTGTGCTATCTCTTAATCTAAAAGTTCCATCTTGATTTCCAAGTTCGTAATCACTATTATTATTTGAATCAACTAAAAGTAATGCAGGGTTTACATCTGTGATAGTAATATCTGATGTAAAAGAAGGAGAAATCTTTGATCCAGCTATCGCTGCACTTGCGTTTATATCAGCATTTACAATCGTTCCGTTTGCTATGTTGTCAGTTTCAACTGCATTTGCAGCTAATTTGGTGTGACTAATTGCACCAGTAGCTATCTCCGTAGTTCCTACAGCACCAGCAGCTATCTTGGTTTGTGTAATTGCGTCATCTGCAAGTTTAGTTCCAGCTATATTTGCAGCCGAATGTAAATCAGCATTTACTATACTGCCATCACTTATACCGTCAGATGTAATTCGTGTTAGTGTCATGGTTAGTCAGCCTCCTCTGGTGTGTTACCTTCCGCTACCCACGCAAGGTATTCTTGATAGTCGGTGTTGTCTTCTTTAAATGGAATAAAAGTTTTTTGAGTTTTTGTACTGTCAATCTTAATAACAGTATCTTGCTTGTTTTCTCTGTTTAAGGGAGTGAATTTGTAGGAAATAGTCATAATTAAAGTTCGGCTGAAAAAGAAACCCCTCCACCAGTTTTATTTGTAACGACCATAGCCTTATTTATGTCTCCAAAATCATGGCTATTAGTAGCATCAACAGTAAAAACAATAAGGTTAGTGTCTGCAGCAGTATTTATTGTAAATATTGATGCTACTGTTTCGTTGCTTTCTTGTCCATAAATTGCCATACCATTTCCAATTTCTGCCATTGTTGGTGTTGTTCTCATTTTTACATTTGTTGTATGGCTTGACGCTATACGTTGACCAAAATGATATGTATAGCCAACAAACATAGGGAAGTCACCACCTAAATTTGAATCAGTAGAACCTACTTGTTGATAATACCTTTGGCAAAGCAAAAGCTCTTGTGCAAATGATTTATGCTCAAAATCTGTTGCAACGCTGCCTACTTCTAATTGAATCCCTGTCATTTCAAATGTTGCATCATTTGTTGTGTACCATGTTGTTGTTTGATCTGGCGTTCTAGTTCCACTGGCATAAGCAGCCCATTGATTTAAAGTAACGGAATTATTAGTATTGTCTGTTCCTCTTAGCATATTAACTTCAAATTTTATACCCTCACCATTGTCATTATTAAAAGTTAAATTAGAATCACCAGGAATTGTTTTTGTAACTTTTGTCCAAGTATCAGCAGTTAAAGAACCAGTTTCAAATGGATAGTTTTGTTGAGTGCCATCATGGGTCTGAAAAAGTCCATAAAAGTTTTGTGCAACACTTGATTTAACCCAAAATTGAAGAGTTACATAACTTGAACTTGATGTATAATTCCAACCAGAATTAGCTATATCTTGTGCTTCAAAACGATATTGAAATGTTATTCTATCATTACTACCAGCACCACTTGTTTGGTTTCCATTTTGAATTTTCCATGTATTTCTAAAACCTAAAGAATATGGTGTTGTTCCACTTGCAACAGTACCTTGACTTGATACTGGTGATTCATCAGTTCCATTTATTTCTGTACGCATCCGATCAACTGAAAATCCTTCACCATTAAGTTGCCCACGTTGATAACATTGCATTGCTCCGTTAATTATTAAATTTTTATTGCTTAAGTTGTTAGTAATATTGGCAGTACACGTTCCATTAGAAGCAAGAGCAATAGCACTAGTACTACTTCCTGTGCCTTGTATATTGTTGACTTTGATTGTTGACATAATTAACTAGGCTTTGGGTTGTCAGTTTTTACCTTAGCAATAGCATCTTTCCAAGTGGTCGTGCCATTAACGCTATCCCAATACTGTAAGTCTAACTGTTCTTGAATAGTTGGATAAGCAGTTTCTCTTGTATTTTTATAATTTTGTTTTGCAAATTCAGTATCAACAGCCGATATATCAATAGAAATATCAGCACCATCTTTATCCTTTACAGTAAAATTACCGCTTTCATCTTCATAAATTACATCAGCATCACTATAAAGCTGATAAATAATTCTGCCTTTACCGAAACTCATGTTGCTACCTCCGATAAAATTATAATTGCTGGGTCTTCAGTGCTTTGAGGAAAAAATACACTATTAGGGCCATTAATTCTTGCGATCTGAACAGTATAGGTTGTTGCAGATGTTGTGCTAGGAGAATCTAAAAATCCCATAGAAACAGGACTTAGAAAAAGACCACTAGGGCCAATTAAAAAAGTAGTAAACCCTCTACTGCTGTGACCTAAGTTTGTAGATCCTCTTGCTATCGTTAACGATCCACCTGTAGTACTATCGTCACATCTAACCTGACCATATACTTGAATATATACTTTGCTGTTAGCACTTGTTGGAGTAATTGAAGCAGCCAAAGCGGTATTCGTAAATACTCCAGTATTAGAACCTCTTTCTGTTCTTGTTGTAGTTGATGCTGTAACTTGTTGAATTATGACACTAGGAGCAGTAGGAAACTTAATAATTTTGTCAGAGCCTAAAGATGCTGGCCCTTCAAAAGCAACTGAACCTCCACCTGATGCTGCGTTTAGTTTAATTTTTGACATTTATGCAGCCTCCAGTGCAGCGACTTTTGTTTCTAATGTTTCTATTCTAGTTTGTGCTTCTTGCAATGCCTTTATTGCTTTCATATAAAGAATTGAATACTTAAAACTCTTATATTCTTGCTCTACACCTTCTTGCAGTTGAACGGTTGATTCTACAAGGTTAGGACAGACCAGTTCTGCTTCTTGTGCAATAACTCCAAGTAATGTAGGTTTTTCTGGGTCAACACCTTCTTTAAAATTAAACTTTCTTACTCTTATATTTTTAATATCATTCCATTGAGAGCCAGCATCAACAATATTTTCTTTTAATGTTTCATCAGACAAAGCACTAAAACTATTATTAGTGTTTGCACAATTACCGTTGTCCAGAACTCTAAATTTATCAGCAACACCATTAATACTGCATTTAAAGTGAACATATGAACCATTTGTAGTATTTCTTGAACAAGCTGCTTGTAAAACAGTTGTATTGTAACTGGTTGAACCTGCCAAAAATTGACCTACCTGTTGATTAGTGGAATTTTGAACAGTTAGTTTGTGATTTGTATTATTAGTTCCAATTCCTATGTCACCAGCACTGTCGATTCTAAAACGTTCTGCATTTGACGTATGAAAAGTCATTACGTCACTAGTATTTAGATATTGGATTCTTCCCATTGCATTGTCACCAGCATCAGCCCATCTAATTGTTCCATCAGCCGTTGTTGCAAAAGTAATTCCTCTAGGTGTACTATCTCCGATTGAACCAATAATTATGTCGTCACCAGATACACTTGTACCGCTATTGGTAGTAGTACCAATTAATAATCTCCCCGAACTATCAACTCGACACCTTTCACTTCCTCCTGTATTAATTACAACAGTATCAGATGCGAAGGATAGGCCAGTATTTGAGTCAGAACCTTGAACTGCTGGTGCGGAAGATGATCCGTCAACTCCAGAAATACCAGTTGTGCCGTTAATTGCTAATGCCATAACTATAGAATAACAAGGATTGACCCAGAAGGAATAGTAATTGTCACCGAATTGTTAATTGTTGGTGATACAGAATGTGCGTGTTTGCCAGCAGTAATCTCATAGCTTTGAGTAACTGTTTGATCGTTCTCAAATACCCATTGATCATTACCGCCACCAGTTGCCCCTGCTCCTCCTGCAACTGCTGTAAATATACTACCATTATAAATTTCTGCCTCAGTTGTAGTTGAGTTAAATCTTATATCACCAGCGTTAGGGCTTCCAGGTCTTTGGGCTGTCGTACCAACAGGTAAACGTAATGCACCAGTATAATTATGAATTACACTACCAGTAAATGTAGCTCCTGTTAAATCAGCATGACCAAAGTTCGTTTGACTTATATTTCCTAAAGTAACAAATCCATTGTTATTGGCATTTGATATTTTTAATAAATTAGTAGAAGTATCTATATGAGGTTGATACGCAGCTACATTTCCTGTACCACTTGGATCACCACTACCTGCATTTAATGTTCTTAACGCACCAAAAATATCTTTTAAAGCAGTACGAACTTGAGCACCAGTACCGTTAGCTGGCTCAAAATTATTACCAGTTTCTTTACCTGTGCTTACAACTCTAGTCATCTATAAACTGTTGTTTGTTTCATTGTACTATCCTTTGCCGAATCCGACAGCTTGATAAGTAAAATGCTTACCATTAACAGGATTACTTGAGGAATCTTTAAAAACGATAGTAAAGCCAGTGCCACTTACATTGGATATTTGAAAAAATTCTCCAGCATCTAAATCTTGAGCAGTAATACCAATAGAAGGTAGATTACTATTTGCACCTAGTAATGACGAAGTTCCTACAAAAAATGAATTGGTAAAAGTTACATTTGTAGATCCATTGGCTGTTAAAAGATTGCTTTGCTCAACTCTTCTTAATAAAGTAGCAGTATAACCAAGCTGACTTATACGTATATTTTGTGCTACATCTGCACTTGTTAATTCTGTCTTAAACTTAAAACCTCTTCCCTTATAAGTTCCATTTGCAAAAGTTTGAAATGCAGTAAACGTTGGTGATCCTGATGAAGGGTTATCTGTAGTAGTAGCAACAAGTAATTTAGCATTTACAGCAGTAGCTTCTGCACCGTCAAAATCTGTCCATGTATCTATAAGGGCTGTTCTAGAATCAAATAATGTACCAATATAAAAACCTTCAGAAAGAAAATGACGTTTTAAATCAAGACTAAATACGCCACCTAAATCTAAAACAGTATTAAAAGCATATTCACCAGATGCGTTAGTAGCTGGATTGGTTAACGTAAGTGCATCGGCTGAAGCATCAAAAGTAGTATTAGTTTTTGCTCCTTGAAACTTAGGACTATCAGAATCTTCTCTTCTGGTTTGCGTAACTAAAGCCGATACATTATCAGGTAAATCTATAACAACACTTGCTTCTCCTGTACTAAATCTACCTCCATCATCTTGAAATTTTAAGATATATTCCCCTTCTAATAATGGAACAACTGCCTGTGTAGAGTTTCCAGAAAGTTTATCAATTAAATCTACTGCATTTGCAAAAGTACCTGAACCATCTAATTTTGTAGAGTGTCTAACATATACAAATCCACCATGCGTAACGTCAAGATCCGCAGATACATTCCATCTAAGTCGTACCAGTTTATCTGAAAAAGGTTCTATTGTTAATCCAGATACGTCATCTGGAACAGCAGTTTTTCCAACAGTATTAAATGTTAAATTTGAAGATGTGGTACTAGGTTGTAAAGCCGTATTGTAACTAAATACTTGTATTTCATACGTTCCAAGGGATGTGTTAAATACTTCAAAATCTGGACTGGATACAGTGGTAGAAACATAGTTACCATTATTAAATCTATAATTAACCTGATATTGAGTAACACCTACAACAGGCTGCCAACTAATAATTAACTTAGATACTGCTCTATTATTAATTACAACTAATTTTTCTTCGGCCATAAGAGCAGAAGGTGCTGGTTTTGGAAGGTTTAAAACTGATATAGTTCTTGCAGGTAAAGCAGATCCATCTTCAATAAATGCATATTTTTCATTTACATAAGATAAAGCTGTAATTGCATAATTTATTCCTTCAGATTCTTCAACTGTTATCACTCTAAATTTTTGAGTCTTAACTGTATCATTCTCAAGAATCCATACTGAATTAGCGTTTGGTATTGCACTAAAACTTGGGCTTACTTGGATTTCTCCACCCGCATTTCCTCCACTTACTACTCTTGTTTCAGTAGTGCCATCAGGCAGTATTACAGAAAGTTTTGCATTATTTGTTAAATCTAAATCACTACCTGTTTCACTATCTACTGTCACAATACTTGCAGTTGCCGATTTAATTCTCCCTCCTCTTCTAAGGCCAGAACGGACAGGATCAGCTATTTCTATAACAGCACCAGGTCTTACAACAACACCAGAATCTATAGAAGTTGCAAATGCAACAATCTCACTTTCATTTTGCTCGGTAAAAAGAACTGCTCTACCAAGCCGAGCAGCCTGTCCTCTTGAAGTACAAGCAAATGCTTTTACCTGTTTTATAATTACTCCAAATTTAGCTATTGCAGCAGCATCTTCTACAACTTCAAAGTCTATTTCTCTAGTATCCATATTAAAATAAGACACAGAAATTACTGTATGCCTTGTTTTTAAACTACTTCCTGAGTAACTAAAACCTTCTGGAGTAACATTTGCCAAAGTAAACAAATAGCTTGCGTCTTTCGGACTATCTTGAGCTAGAGATAAAGTACCTGCTGACCATATTGGCATACACCTCATTGTTCCAGCTAACTCATTGATAATATCAAAAGCTTCACTTGCTGCTTGAATGTTTACATTACAACTAAATCTAGCTTCCTGGCCTCCAAATCCATCTGATACCAAAGTATTTGCAAATTTACTAGCTGTTACAAAAGAAAATAAATCAATGGAACTATCTCCAATATGATTACCTAATCCATATCTTGTATCGGTTAATAGATCAAGAAGCACCATCGCTGGACACGCACACCATTGAGCAGCACCCATAACGCCATTAAAAATATAATTACTTGGATAAGATATGCGACCTGTATTAGGATCAACAATTGGTGTACCTGAGTTATTAGCACCTGCACCTGGTATTCTTATTTTTATTCCTCTTACACGAAACTTTCTTGTTGGTACTGATTGAAACTGCATTGAGTCCAATCGAAGAGAAGTATAAGCACTGTTAGCATAAGTAGAAGCATCATCTATAATCTCACCGTAGCTTGTCCAATTAAAAGCATTAATTAAACTAGAACTTGTGCTATCTGCTGTAATTCTTTTAACTCTTATATCCACAGGAAATGCACCTGTGAGATTGACTCTGTAGTCTCTTTGGTACGCATCAGCAGTTCTACCTGTAATAGTGTCATTAATTACAGCACTAAAACCACCTCCGTTATATTGAACTTGTATTTGTAAAGATACAGAAGATCCTAATAAATCTCCATTTTCTTTTGCTTCCTGCATTTGAGGAAGAGTGATTGTAATATTTACAGCGTCAACATTTGTATTAGTTATTTGCCGTGTTACAGGAGTACTGGCTGTAACTTTTACATTTACAGCTTGTATTGAAGAACTACTTAATATTCCATTTATTTTTGTTTGATTAGCAGTGCCAAAACGAGGTCTAAACCTTACATCTTGAAAGTTAAAATCATTTGTTGAAGGAGAAACAGAATTGGCTTGTGATCTTAAAATAGGAGTATCATTTAAAAATACGTCTTTAAGAGCAGCCTGATTATAATTTCCAGACCCTTTAGAATGACCTTCTTTTGAAGGTGTTTCAAAACCTTCTAT